AAGAATACATAATTTTATTTTCTTTAACTTGGATATTTTCTTTAACTTGGATATTTTCTTTAACTTGGATATTTTCTTTAACTTGGATATTTTCTTTAACTTGGATGTTTTCTTTAACTTGGATATTTTCTTTGACTTGGATATTTTCTTTAACTTGGATATTTTCTTTAACTTGGATATTTTCTTTAACTTGGATATTTTCTTTAACTTGGATATTTTCTTTAACTTGGATATTTGAATCAATTGCAGTTGGTATTTTTCTATCTATCATAAGTGTATTAAATTTTTCAATTATTTCAGAATTATCTACTTTATTATTATTGACAATATCGGCATCCATATTATTTTCTTCTTTAATAATTGGCATTGGATCATTGTTATATTCTTTTTCTTTCTTAGATATTACTATTTTTTTGTAAATTTCTACTAATGTTATTTGAATTAATTCATGATTTAAATCCTGTAATGTGTTTTTTTCAGAATTCAAAAAGTGTTCTCTTAAATAATTAGAGAAATAATTAAAATATTCAATATTATGTAAAATACTTATATTAGTTTTTTTTTCTAATATTATATTCATATAGGTATAAAGATGATTAATATTTTTATCAGAATGATATTGATCATATATAGAAGACATTTAAATTAAAGAATATTTTATTAAAAAACGAATAACGCGAAACTTATCGAGGCGACCGTACACAGTTACCATTCGGGCTACATTCATTTCCTTCTCTACAATCGCTATCTTCATAACAATTAGGTTCTACAGGTCCAGGCATATTAGGAGCACCACCATCTATAACACATCTACCCGATTCAGAGCATATTTCTCCACTACCACAATCGCTTGTTACCTCACATTCGCGTGCGTTACCAGGCGAACTTTTACCACGAACACATCCTCTAGGGCATTGTGCGACCGAGCAATCTACTACAAAGTCTTCATTGATATATGCCTGACAATTCTCTACTGGCCTTACACCTAATAATTCAAATGGACTCTTGGCATCTTTAACCCATAAAGATACAAATGTCCAGATTCCGAAAGCTATAATAAAAGTCATTGTTATAACACCAATCATTCTCGAACCTTGCCAAAATATTTCTTTAACTGGTCCACATTCAGCTCCACCAAACATTGATCTTCCTTTAACCATATTTATTATAACTTATAATATATTTTTTTTTTAATTTAATTCACTCTGTTGGATTTTTAAAAAAAAAATTTAATTTCTCAATCCGTTGCTCCACCTTTTACTATTCGCTCCCTCGAAGTTATCACTATTTTTTCTTTCTCTATCAGTCCATATCCTTCCACAATTCACGGTATTTTGACCCGGAGCTACAAAATTAGTGCAATTCTTTACACGTCTAACCCCAAATGCATCCTGAGGACTAGGTAATCCGAAGATCATGCTGAAAACTGCCCAGAAACCCATTACTACACAAAATAGAAACGCTATCACTCCAATTACACTTGAAAATTGAGACATCCACCCGAAAGTACTAGAAGGATCTTGCGGAGCACCACCTTTAACAATATTATAACTTATAATATATTTTTTTTTTAGATTAATTATCTATAAAAAATATTATCTATAAAAATAATTATCTATAAAATTAATTATCTTTAAAATTAATTATCTTTAAAATTAATTATCTATAAAATATATTCTTCTAAATTTTTCTATAAACTCATCATTTTTATATTCAGAGATATAATCTTGAAAATCCTTCCCTTCTATCATATTAATTATAAAATGAAGAGAATATATACCACATTCGGTTCCACCTTTTTGATGTTGAATATCATTTTCAAAATATGTAAAATTAATATGATTTTTCTCACCCTGCTTTATAATTTTATCAATTAAATCGTTTATCTCTTTTGGTGGATCTTCCCCGGTTGAATCAAAATAATAAATAGCTGGCACACTTAAATTAACACACTTTATATCTATATATAAACTAATCCAATGTTCACCCCCCTCTGTATGTGGATCTGTATTAAATACAATTCCTATCTTAGTTATACCATCTTTTATATGTTTAGACAAATTAAATTTACATAAAGAATCAACTAAACATTTATTTCCTTCTTTTAAATTAAAATCAATTGGTGTTGGCCCATATAAAAAAAACCCTTTATCTGACTTTTTATATTGACTTAATACATTAGTTATATCTGTTGTACATAACCATGTATTAATATTATTATCCCATTCTTCTGGCATATCTGGTTTAAAACTTTCTTTAAATTTTTTTAATTTATCTTTAGATAAATTTTTCTTAATTAAATTAATATTGGATAAAGATATTTCTTTATCTATATTCCATATCTTTAAATTTTTAGAAATCTGAGTATGTATTTCTTCTGGTGATAATTTCAAATCTATATTTATATCATCAGTTGTATTTAATATTTTCGCTATTTCTAATATTAAATCATCGTCCAAGCAAGAATATTTATTATCAGATTCACTTGGAGAGCAATGGTCTTTAATATGCATATATATATATAAGTTATTTAAAAATTATTTGATAAATTAATATATATATATAATGAATATTTCTGACAAAAAAGAACAATTACATAAACTATCAAATGATTTGGTTGATTCATATAACAGTATAATAGAAATAACTAATAATCAAGGATTAGAAGATAAAAAAATAATTAAAAAACTAACAGACCAAATAATAATACAAAAAAGAGAGATAGATGATAAAGATAAAATGATATCTAGTCAAAATAAAAAATGCTATGATTATGAAGTAGTCATTAATGAATATCAAGATAGAATGGTTAAAATTGAAGAAGAAACTAAGACAAATAATAAAGTATCAATTGTTATATCACAAGCAAATGAATTAGAAAATAAAGATAGATATATTGAACAACTTGAAAATAAAATAAAATTAATTAAAAGTAAAAATATAGGAATTAGTGAATCTCCTATATCTAGAAATAATGATGTATTTAAAAAAGATACGGAGTTAAAAATCACAGATACAATCACAGATACAATCACAGATACAATCTCAGATACACTTGATGATACAATATCAGATAAAGATTCTGATACACTTGATGATACAATATCAGATAAAGATTCTGATACACTTGATGATACAATAGATGCTAAAGATACACTTGATGCTAAAGATACAATAGATGATACACTTGATGATAAAGATACAATAGATGATACAATAGATGATAAAGATACACATGAAGATAAAGATAAACCGAGTGAAAGTTCGGAAGACGATGAGATATCATATAAAAGAATTACATATAAGAAAATAAAATATTATATAATTATTGGCAAAGATCCACAGATAGTATATAAAATTGATGAAACAGGTGATCCCGGTAATCGTGTAGGTATCAGGACAAAGAAAAATTCTAAATTTGTAATTATTTTTGATTAATATTTTAAATTTAAAAATTTGGTATATTTTTGATTAATATTACCCCCTTTAAAAAAACTATAAAATTCGGTTGGATTATTTTCAAAATACCCGATTAATTTGGGATCAATATAGTTTTTTTTACATACAGGTGGTGTATGGTGTAATTTCAATGCTACAATTTTAATACTATTACTAATATTATTATCTCTAGATTTAAGTATATTTTTAATTAATTCTATATTTGCGTTCCATGTCCTGAAATTTTTAGTTGTATAATTACCTAAATTTTTTAAGTAATTATTTACATCGGTTGATTTAATTACTTGAATTTTATTATCTGAATTTGTAAAATAAAAAATGTGGTTATTTATATTATTATTATCATATTGTTTTTTTAATATTTGAATCATTTTTTTATTTTTAACATTACACGTGTTTTTAACACCTTTTTTACCAATAAAATCTATTAATAATTTATTTTTTTTAAATTTAAGATGTTTTTTTTCTAATGTAGAAACACCATAAGAATTATTATCATTTTTATATTTCTCATTCCCAACTCTAAAATTACAATCAATTATCAATTTTAAAATTAAAGAGATTTGTTTATCTTTAGAATCGGGTCCATTAAAATCCGTATTTATTTTTCTTGTAATTTTATCGTAGTTTTCTCCAAAATCTATTAGTTTTTTATATTTTGATTTTGTATTTTTATTAATAGTTTTTTTATTATATGTATACTGTGATCTACCCTTATCATCGTATCCAATAGCTAATACTTTGGATTGTTTATTTTTATTTATCTTTACATTATTATATGCGGGTGGTATATAAATTCCGGTTAAAAATTTATTAATAGTTTTCTTTTTAACTTTATTATTTTTTTTATCAAAATATTCATAATTATATTTATTTTTATTTTTAGATTTTATTTTTCTAGTAATATAATCAATCATATTAATTAATAGAATATATAAATTTAACCAGATTTATATATTACCATAGGATAATAAGTATCTAATATAGCAAATATAGAAGCAGATATTAAACCAATTAAAATTGATAATAATATTTCTATATTACAAGGAGATAATGTATAAACGCTAATTGATACAACTATTAATTGAACACAATATTTTAATAAATTAATATTATTAATATACATTTTATTATTTGCTATATTTTAAATTAGTTTAAATTACTTAAAAAATATTTACACATTTAGTATAAATGAGTAAAGTTTCACGAGATTATTTAGAAGTCGATGATCCAGTAAATGGTCAATCGTATGTTTGTATGTCATTTATATCTCCAAATGATGTAATTAAAGATAAAGAAGCATTTAAAGTAGCAAAATTTTTACAATCATATGCAAAAGATACTGAAAAAACATTTGATGAATTTTATGACGAATATCAGAATTTCCAATATAAATATCAAGACGATGTTCAAAAAGATTTTGACAAAGAGGTTGGTGGTTTAACAAATGTTAGAGGTGTAAAAGTTAGAGGTGTTTATAGTACTAAAGAAGAAGCAGAACATCGAGCTAAAAAACTACATTTAAAAGACCAAAATTTCCATGTATTTGTTGGTCAGGTTGGTTATTGGTTACCTTGGAATCCTTGTGCTGATAAAATAGAAGATGAAAAATTCATCGATCGTGGGTTAAATGATTTAATGGAAAAATATAAAGAAAATCAGGGAGATCGCGATATGTTATATGAAGAGGAAAAGAGACAAAAAATATCCAAAGCCGAAGAAGAAGTTAGGGTTCATAAAGAAAAATTAAATGATGAACAGAAGAAAAAAGATGAAATTGAAAAATGGAAAGAAGATCAAGAGGATAATATTCAAAAAACATTAAATAATTTAGTCGGAGAAGTAACAGAATTAGAAGGTGTTGAACAAGAAGAATCCGAACCAAAACCCGAATCCGAAGTAGAACCCGAATCCGAAGTAGAGGTTGATCCCGAAGTAGAACCCGAATCTGAAGTAGAACCCGAATCTGAAGTAGAACCCGAATCTGAAGTAGAACCCGAATCTGAAGTAGAGGTTGAAAAAAATAACAACTTAGATAATGATTTAAAAAAAAGTCTGAATGATACAGACCCTTGGTTAAAAAATAAAACTAGAACATAATAAATTATCTATCATTTGATGATAAATTCGCCATTAGAGCAGTTCTGTAAGATGAAAAGAAATACCATCTAAAAGAACTAATAATAGTAACTATTACCCATACTACTAAGAATCCAACAAATCCCCTACATATATTACACATATTATATCCAAAAACAACGACAACTGATGTTATTAATATATCAATTATATTTTGAATAATAATATCGGTCCAGGTTAGAGTTATACCATCAACATATTTCCAAGACCATACAATACTTGTTAGTGTTCCAAATACGATTAATATAATCCATGTTCCACATAATAGTCCAGGTCCTCTAATTTTAGATCCCGAAGCATCATATGCACATTTATCATCAAATGTAGAATTAATAAAATCTTTTATCCAATCTGTATTTTTTTTAGTAACCATTGATTGATTTCTATTACTTTTAGATTTACTTGTTTTAACCATTTATATTATTATATATATTTTATTTTATTAAAATATATATTTTATTAAAATATATATAATAATATAAATGAAAAACGAATTAACCGTATTACTTATATTTATATTAATAATATTATTCTTATATTATATGAATATCATGAATAATAAAAAAAATATTATTTTAGGTGTTCCTGAAAATGAAGTATTACCAATAAATAATACATTTTTAGATAGATGGAGTTTCTGGAATAATAGAAATCCTGTTAATTGGGGTGTTTCTAATCAATTGAATTGTTCTGGTGGTATAAATTGTAATTGTCCAGACTGTAGGAGTAGTGCGTGTTCTGGTGGATTAGGTTGTAATTGTCCTACTTGTATCAGAAGAAAAAGAGGTCACGGTGGTCATGGTGGTCATGGTGGTCATGGTGGTC